CTTAAATTTTTATTTTCAGAAATAAATATTATGAGAACTATAGGTCAAACTCAATTGGAATCTTATGTGAATGTAGTTTTAAAATTAGAAGGTTTATATGTTGAACCAGATAAAAAAAAAATTCAAAATAGCCTAGGTAAAGAATTTCTTGGTTCTGAACAAGGTTATGCTTTACTTATGAGTTTCTTTAATTGGACAATAGAACAAATAAATGAACTTCCAATATCTAAATATTTTATTTTTACTAATGAAGCTTTTAATATTACCGCACTTAATTCAGGTGGAAAATATAAGTATGCAAACAGTGAAGATAGAATGATGTATAAACAAATGGTTGCGTTTAATGAAATTCAACAAATGAAAAAGGAAGGAAGATGGCACTAGGTAATTCAGATAAAATCGGTGTGGCATATGTTGAACTTAAAGCTGATATGACAAAATTCAATGCTGATTTATTAAAGCTGAAAGCTAATACTGAAAAAGCTACACATAAAGCTTCAAGTGGTTTTAATAAAATGACTGCAAGCATAGGTAGAATGGTAGCTGGTTTAATTGCAGCTAAAGCAGCATGGACTTTTGCAAAGGAAGCAAAGAATGCTGCAAGGGATGCAGAAGAAACCCGGTCAAAGTTTAATACGGTTTTTGAATCAATTCAAAATAAAGCAAATGAAACTGCTGATAATTTAGCAAGGGATTTTGGTTTAGCTGGAACAACTGCAAGAAAACTTCTTGGTGATACTGGTGATCTATTAGTTGGTTTTGGATTTGCTGAAGGTAAGGCACTTGATTTGTCTAAACAAGTAAATACTTTAGCACAAGATTTATCATCCTTTACAAATTTTGCTGGAGGTGCTGAAGGTGCAAACCAAGCTTTAACTAAAGCTATACTTGGTGAAACTGAATCTGTAAAAGCTCTTGGAATTGTCTTAAGACAAAATACACCTGAATTTAAAAAAGCCATGGAACAAACTATGAGAAATCAGAATGTTGATTCTAATCAGGCTAGAGCTTTAGTATTACTTAAAGAAATGTATAGGCAATCTGGAAAAGCTGTTGGTGATTATGAAAGAACAAAAAACAGTTTAGCTAATGTAGAAAAAAGACTTGACGAAGAACAAAAACAAACAATGGAAACTTTAGGTAAAGAACTTGTACCATTGTTTAGATTAGTTACAGGTTTAATTTCTGATCTTACTGTTGAAACTGGAAAGTCAACAACAAGCTTAAGTTTATTTGGTACTGGAGCAAAAGTTATAGGTACTATTATAGCAGGGGTTGTTGGTGGTATTAAAGTTGTTATAACTGCTGTTGGTGGTATGACAGCAGCTTTTGTTGGATGGTTTACTAAAGGTTTAGATTTTGGTAGAAAAGTTGCAGCAAGAACTTTAAAAGATATTGAAATAATTTCTTTAGAAACTGGAAAGTCAGTAAAAGAATTATGGACTGATTTAACTGATGATACAGCTGCAAAAAAATTAACAAAAACAACAGAAGAAACAACTAAGAAAGTAAAGAAAGAATGGGAAGGAACACTTCACACTGTTTTTGATTTGAAAAATGCTATAGCTGCACTTGATGATGAAATTGATAAAACATCTATGACAGATATAGAACAATTAAAAAGACTTGCACTTAAGCAAGGTTATTTGGAAGAGCAATTAAGGTTAATAGAATTATTAAGAGAACAACAAAAGAAACCCTCTTTACCAGAATCTGAAAAAGATACTGAAGAATCAAGAGCTAAAGAAATGGAAGATAATGTTTTACCGATGCTTGAAGATATTGATACTGCCATGATTGATTTAAACGATGTAACAAATGTTCTTGGTTCTTCAATGCAATCAGCAGCTTCAAGGTCTTTATCTGGATGGGCTAGACAACTTGAACTAATCAAAGGTGCAAATACTTTTGCTGGTAAGTTATTAAATAATATTTTACAAATTGCTGCACAAGCTGTTGTACTTAAATTACTAGGAACTTTCGCAACTGGTGGAGCTGGTGGAGCTGGTTTATTTGGTATGATAAGTAGTTTTTTAAGTCCGGGTAAAGCTCAATTTGGTGGAACTTTTACAGGTGGTAGTAATGGAGCTTTAAAACTTGCTGGTGGTGGTTCTGGTATTGTACCATCCGGTTTTCCAAATGATACTTTCCCAATGTTAGTTTCTTCAAGAGAAGAATTTGAAGTTAAAACACCCGGACAAGCAAGAAAATCAGATCAAATGTTTAATGATTTACTTAACTCTTTTAATGGTTTAAGAAAGTCTATACTTAATCAACCAAGAGCAAACATAAATATAAAATCTGAATTAGATGGATTAACTTTTACTGAAGAAGTTGTTGAACCTGCACAAGAAATTTTAAACAAGGAGAAAAGTTTTGGCAGCTGATATTTTATATACTGTACTTATAGATGATGTTAATGTTGATGATCATGTTGTATCATCTGGAAGAGTACCACATATTAAAAGGGATAGAATTTTACAACCTTTACCGGGTAGTGTAAACATGCGGTTAGACAGTACTCAAACAACAGTAACACTTGAAGAAGGTCAAAGTGTAGTAATTAAAGAAGAAGATGTAATAAGGTTTTCTGGATTTATAAAAACCCTTGATACGAATTTTGATGCTCTTACATCCGATCTTGAAGTTGTTAGTTCTTTACTTAAACTTAAGGAGGTAAAAGTAACTTATGGTGAATTACATGATTTACTTGAACCGGGTGCTTCAAGAAATAAGTATCAACCAAGTGATAATTATGGTTTTCCTAATGTTGCTATTTTATGGTTGATGCAAAAAATGTTTGATGCTGCTGGTTTAACTTTAGATGTATTAGAAGTTGAAAATTATATTGTTGAAACAGGTGGAATATTTGGTACAGTATTAGAAAAAGATTTGGTACTTGATGAAAATACTTTGTTTGCTTTGAATCAAAGGGTATGCGGTAATCATGTTTTATTTAGTTCAACACCGGGAACTGGTGATAATGTTTTTCAAAGTAGTACAATAGATTGTTTGAATTTCTTTCAAAGGGTTTGTATAGGAAGAAGTTATTATGTACAACCAGATGATACAAAAAATAAGTATAAGCTTTTTCTTAGAGCTGGTGAATCTTTACCAACTGATAATTATGATGTTGCTGATAATGATAAGTATTCTTATTCAGAACTAGAACCTGAATCTGATAGTTTAGGAGGTAACTATTATGAAATAAAATTTGGTTCACCTGCTGTCGGTGGAATAGTTGCAACTGAAAGGGGTTTGTATGCAGGTATAGAATTTGACCCTGCTGATGTTAATACTGGAGCAAATACAATCACCTCTACAGATCATAGAATAAAAGGTGGTTCAGTTATAAAGTTTACAAGTGATGGAACTTTACCGGGTGGTGTAATAGAAGGTGATGAATACTATGTTATAAATGAAACTGATAATAATTTTCAAATAAGTACTGAATCAGGTGGAGTTTTTCACACTATAACTTCACAAGGTACTGGTACACATACTTATTATGCAGAATATGAAATTGAAGTGGATGATAGGCAAGGTACTGGTAAATATAAAGTACCTTACTGGAATAATTTAAGGATTTACTATCATGCACATGGTACAATTAGTGGAGCAATACAAGCAAACAGAAAATTAAGCACTTCTTTATTTTGGGGTGCTTATTCTAATTACTACCAGATTAAACCAGTACCAACACAAAAAATTACAACAAAGGTTTTAGATTTTTCTAAACCAAGAATGTTAAAGCATTACTTAAATATTAAAGCTCAAAATCATTCGATTGAACAAGTAACAATTTAAGGAAAAGTTAGATGGGAATATTTGGAGAAGGAACACCTGCATTATGGGAAGATGGAAAAAATCAAGTTTCAGAAGTAACACAAGTATTATTTATTACTAATAATATAATGGAACTAACTTTTTTAAATGCACATGATTATGAACTTGGTATGAGAATAAAATTTGATAATATGTATGCTTTAGTTGATGGTATAAACCTTGCACACTATGATGGATGGGCATATATAATTAGTAAAACTTCTTTTACTGTTTCAATAGATGTAAATTGGATTGCCGGTTTTGGGCATTCAGCAACACTTATTATAAGTCCAGATGTAACTGGTTACATTGCACTTGATAGAGCAACACTTGAAGACCCGAACTTTATTGTAAAAGATAAAATTGTTCATACATCTATAATTAACGGACATAAGAACACTATTAAAAGAGGTAACTATTCTAGTTTTTCACTTAAGTTAAATCTTATGAGATATAATGCACTTAATCAGCAAAACTTAATGAGATTACTAACAACTTGGGATGGTGGAAATTTATTATTCTTTCCACATTGGGATGGAGAATATATACAAGATGAAAGTGCTGCTGGTGTTGAATTTAATGTAAATGTTATGTTTAAGTATATTGATTCTGCTGATTTTAGGGATATTGGTTTTATAGAATTATATTCACAAGAGTATACAGATATTTCAAAAAATATATAGGTTGATAAAATGGCAACTAATGATGCAACAGTACAAGTTTTAGATTTAAGTATTCATAGAGGTGATAAAGAAACTTTTGTTATTAAATTACTTGGTATGGATTTAACAGGAAGGAAGGTTTATTTTACCGGGAAGCAAAACAGGAGTTTAGAAAGTCCAAGGTATATTGATAAATCAAGTGATGAAGCAAGTGAACTTACATCTGTTTTAAATGGTTCTGATACTGATGTTACAATATACTTAAATCCTTCAGATACAGAAGATATACAATTTGAATTGTTACAAATTGATATTGAAAGTGTTGATCAATTTGATATTGATAATGTTGAAACTGAAGCAAGTGGTACAATGGGTATTGTGTATGATGTAAGAACAGATTATGATAATTATAATCTACCTGATGAACCAGTTACTTTTCAACAAGTTGATGCTTCAAATTTTGAGGTTAATTCTTTAATGCACGTTCAAGAAGTAAGTGGTGTAAGAACAATGGTTGAAGTAACTATTGATGAACTTAAAAATATTTTAGGGATAACATAAAATGAGCCATACAGAAGTTAAAAAAAGATATGCTGCACCAAGGTATAAAGCTTTTTTAGAAAATCTTGGTGGTATAGGAAGTTTTGCAGTAGTAAAAGAAGTTACTGAAGATTTAGGTGCATTAAGTAATAACTTAGTTACAAGTTTTAATGATACAAGTTCACCCTTCGATACTTTTCTTACACAAGGTAATGATGTTAATGTTGCTGAAAATGAAACAACAGGTGATGCAGGTTTTGCTGGTGATCAATTTACAAGTTATGAAGTAGGTGATGTTGTACATATAGAATTTGATTTTAGAATTGAATCAGGTTCTGGTAGTTTATTTTTATATATAAGTGCTGGTGCAGTTGATACTGAAAAATCTAATATAATAGAAATTACTTCAGATGGACATTATGAAGAAACTTTTATAATTACTGATGCTGGTAGTTGGACTTTAGGTAATGAAACCAGTGAAGTTTGGAGGTTTAATATAAGTAACATAACACTTAAAAAATCTGTACTAACAACATACAAAGCTTTTAAATGGTTATCAGTAAATGAACTTAAGGCACTCTTAGGTATTTAATTAAATTATAAGGAGAAATATATAATGCAAGGTTATTCAAATTATTATGCAAGTAAAGTTATTGATCATGTTTTTGGGAATCAGGTATTAACACCTGAAGTAACTTTGTATTGTGCTTTAGCAAAAGGTGCTGTTCTTGAATCTGATGATGGTTCAACTTTTGATGAAGCAGATTATACAAGTTATGCAAGAATTGCTTTAACAAATAATAATACAAATTTTCCAAATGGTGTTGCAGGTGCAAAGTCTATTGGTGTTGATGTTACTTTTCCTCAATCAACTGGTGGAACAAATACCATACATGAATTTGTAATTCTTGATTCTGCAAGTGGTGGTGAAATTGTTGGTGGTGGAAGTTTAACAATACAGCAAGTTGTTACTTCAGGTATTCAACCTGTATTTTTAGCGGGTGAAGTTGAACTTACACAAACTTAATATAAGGAGAAACTTAAAATGGCTATAACACCATGGAGGGATTATTTAGGTGCAACTGTTAGAGATTATTTGGGAGTAGATATACAATTTAAAAAAACCAGCGCCCAAATAAATTCTATTTTTGATCTTGAAGCAACTGTAAAACTTATAGTACCAATGAGTTGTTCAATTGATATGGGTTTAAGTGTTGCTCCAACAATGACAGTTAAAGTTTTTCCTTCTGCTTCAATAAGAAGTGTATTTAATATAAATGCACAAGCAACAAAAGCTATAACAAAATGGAAATCAATAATGTTTAAGTATATAGGAGATAGATAAAAATGAGTAATAGAATTAAAGACTTAAATAATAGTATAACCTTTGAATTAACTGATGTACTTGGACTTGATAGAGTTTCACCAGATGAAACTTTTAAAGTTACCGGGCAGGTATTTGCTGATAGAATTGGTGAGGCTTTTCTTACTTCAGATAAAATGAAACAAATGAATAGGAATATGGCTCAACTAATTGCCGTGGCAGATATTGACGATAATGCACCAGAAAATTCTGGTAAGTTTTATGATTTATTCCAAGGTGAGAATGAATTTTCACAAGGTATAATAGATGAAGCTTCAACAACTTCTGATGCAGATGTAAGTGCAACTGATACTGAAATTGATGTTGTTGATGCTTCAGATTTTGCAATTGGTGAAGAGGTAACAATCCAAGGTGATTATAATGTTCCAGTATATTATGATATTGATAGTGCATCTTATGATTCTAAATCTTTTGTGACAACTACTCAAGAAGGAAATCCAAGGGGTGTTTCTTTTTCTAGTGATGGTTCAAAAATGTATGTTGTTGGATTAGTAGGAGATTCAATATTTCAATATACTTTATTAACTCCTTGGGATGTTAGTACAGCAGAATACGCTGAAAAATTATATGACCCAACAACTCAAACTACTGCACCTTTTGGGGCAAAGTTTAATGGTGATGGTACATCTATGTTTATAAATGATTTTTCATCTAGGATTATATATCAATATACTTTATCAACTGCATGGGATGTTAGCTCGGCAAGCTATGCAACAAAATCATTAAATACATCATCACAAATAACAGAACTTGTAGGATTTTGTTTTAATAGTGATGGTTCAAAAATATATGCTGTTGATGATGCTACAAATGAAATTATTTATCAATATAATTTAAGTACTGAATATGATTTAAGTACTGGAAGTTATGCATCTAAATTTTTTGATATAACTTCACAAGAATCTTCACCTCAAGGTATTGCTATGAATGCTGATGGTTCAAAAGTATTTATAATAGGTACAACTGCTAAAACTGTATTTGAATATGATTTAAGTACTCCTGATGATATAAGTTCAGCAAGTTATAATAGTATAAGTTATTTAACTACTGGAGAAACTACAAATCCTCAAGATATATTTTTCTCTACAATTGGAGATAAATTTTATATTATAGATAGTACACCAGATGAAGTTTTTCAATATTCATCTTTAGGTGGAACACCTTCTGGAACAATTAGAATTGAAAGAAAAGTTATAAGTAATATTGTAAGTAATACTTTAACAATTCCAGCACTAACAAATAATTATGCAAGTGGTGCTGAAGTTTATAGGAGTTTATATACAATAACAGCAGAAGAATTATTATTTCCCGGCTCAACACTTACTGAAGTTGACATAAGATATAATATAATCCCTGTATCAGAAGCAAGACAAGTTTTAGCATGGGTTCAAAAGAATATTATTTCCGGGTATTCAATCACTGGATATATTTCAATCGTAGATACATCCGACCCTGAATCTTATGTTGTAATGACAAAAAGTACAATAGCTTTAACAGTAGGTGAAGAAGATGAATTTGAATATTTTGGAACAACAGCAGAAGAAAAAATTACCTTAAAATTAAAACTAATTAGGAATTCAACTTCAGATGTAATAAAAATTACTAAAATTCTAGGAGCAATAGACTAATGAAAAAAAGAAATAGAAGAACAGGTGTACTAATAAACTTAAGTTCAGTTGATAATTGGAAAGAAAAATTCATAAAAGATAACGGTTCAATAGAAGATCAATTTATTGAACAAGCAGAAACACCTATTGTTTATAAAAATAAAATAAAAGATTGGATAAAAGATAATCCAAAACCTTAAGTACAAAAAGAAGGTGGTGAAATGAAAAAGTATATTCTTATAATATTGTTAGTACCTTGGATTGTTGCAGCTCAAATTGTAACTCCAACTATACCTGTTGATGGAAACAATAAACCTGTAAGTCTTATGTATGTACTTACTGATTCAGGTTATGTTGCAGCTAAAGCAAAACCAGAAGATGGTTCACTTGATGTTAATTTACAAGATCAAACAACAGACCCTGTTGTAGTTCCATTTAATAGAAAAGATGGTTCAACTTTTATTACTGAAGCAACTGTTCAAGATAGTTCTTTTTTAGTTGTTGATGATACAACTGGACTTGGTATAAGTGATTACTTAGTAATATATAGTGGTGCTATTGGAAGATTTTCACAAATGATAATTGATACAGTATCTAATGATACTGTTTTTGTTAATACTCCTTTTGATGTTGCTTATCCTGATTCATCTTTTTTAGATTTCGGTGTTTCTGAAATGGCAGTTGATGGTTCAAGTACAAGACAGATTTTTGGTGTAAGGGGTGTATCACCTGATACTGTTGGTATATCTCTTGATATAACAAGAATCATATTCACTATCATCTGTACAACTGCACCAGAATTTACAGATTTTGGTGATATACCAGATGGTTTACCTAAAGGTTTAGTACTTAGAACCAGAAATAATAGATGGTTTAATATCTTTACAGTTAAAACAAATCAAGGTTTAGCTGCTTTAATGTATGATATACATGTTTATGAAGGTGATAAAGTTTTTAATACTAATACTATCACTGGAAGATTGACTTTCGCAGGTCAAAATAAAATAGGTGTTGCAATAAGACTTGCACCCGGAGAAGATTTAGAATTTATTGTACAAGATAATTTATCTTCACTAATATCATTTAAGGTTGTAGCTGAAGGACACATTGTAAATTAAATATAAACTTAAATATGGGATGGTTATGAACTTTACAGAAAATGGTGATGTACAATTATCTGATGGTATGATAATTAAAGATGGTGACACTAAGAATTTAAGTAAAAAACAAATGCTTGAGTTGTATGATACACCTGCTTCAATGTTTCAGATATTAAGTATAAAAACAAATCAATCTGATATGAAAAAAAGTATGGAAAATTTAATTAAAATGATTGATAAAAAATTTACTGATAAAAAAGATGGGCATGTTATAGGATGCCCTGTAAATGTTGAAGCAATAGAAGGTATTGTTGAAAATAAAATGGGTGCGATTGTAAAAGATAAAGTTTTATCAACAGCGAGTATTATGAAAGCATTAAGTATTATTATTGCTTTTTTTGGTGGTGTAGGATTGGTTGTATATTTTGTTATTCAAGCTGTTCAAAAAATATAGGAGTATAAAAATTATGGATATAGGTAGTATACTTTCAACAATAATTTCACCAATTACAATTATGATTGATGAAGTATTTACTTCAGATGATGAAAGATTACAAGCTAAAAATAAACTTGCTGAAATTGAAAAAGCAGCTAGTTTAAAACTTATTGATTATGAAAAAAATATAATAGATAAGAAAGCTGAAATCATGGTTGCAGAATTAAAGCAAGATGATAAATATACTAAAAGAGCAAGACCTACAATAATTTACATGGGTTTAATTGTTCTAGTTGTTAATAATGTTTTGTTACCTTGGATAAGTCATTTTATAGGTTCTGCACCTCCAGCAATAGCTATACCTGCTGAATTCTGGTATGCTTGGGCAGGTGTTACCGGTGTTTATGCTTTTGGAAGAACTAAAGAAAAATTAAATGGGAATACTTAAATGAAACTAATTCTATATAGGGCATGGAGTAATGATAATGAAACTCTTGGTGTACTATCAATAGATAATGTTGAACAATGTTTTATTTTAGAAGATCAATACCAAGATAAAAAGATTGCTGGAGAAACAAGAATTCCTTCAGGTACTTATAAAATTGGTTTAAGGATAGAGGGTAAACTAAATGTTAAGTATAAAAAAAGATTTCCTGATACACATAAGGGAATGCTGCATATTGAAAACATTCCAGATTTCAAATATGTTTACATCCATATTGGAAACACTGATGATGATACTCTTGGTTGTTTGCTTACTGGTAGACAAGCTGAAATTGAAAAAGGAAAAGTAACAATACTTAATTCAACAGTTGCTTATAAAGAACTGTATGAAAAAGTTATTGATAAAGCATTAAGTAATGAATTATTCATTCAAATAATATAAAAAGAGCTTAGACTTTTTGCACTTTTTTATACCCTATTTATTACTACTTCTCATATATATATATTTACTTTTCTATAATCAGTAATATATAGGGGGTAAAAAAGTCTAAAATTTTTTTACTTATTCAGTTACTTATTTGATATGTTTTTTATAAATTGCAAGTCAAGATTTTAAAATAATTTATAAAGGACATTTTGACAGATGAACTTAAAGCACTTAAAAAATTTAAATATGATTTGTCTTACTTCCCTATAGTAAGAACATCTGTCAAAGCTGGTAAGGTTTTCTCTCCTGATTATCCTTACCAGCATTTTTATTATGACAACATACACTTTAACTGATTACCAAAAAGAATTGTCAAGTAAACATATTGATACTCTTCATAAGCATAAGATTCTTTACTATGTTATGGAGCAAAGAACCTATAAAACTATTACTGCACTTCTTACAATTCAAAAGTATTATAACAAGTATAAACCAAGAGACGGTAAAAATCATAATAAAGTTTTATTTGTTACAGGTAAAAAAATTATTAAAGATATTGAACTTGATATAAGTATGTTGAAAAAAATACTTAAAGATAAGTATACACTTCAGATTGATGTAATAAATTATGAAATGCTGCACAAAATAAATAAAGATAATGATTATACTTTTATAGTTGTTGATGAACCTCAAACCCTTGGAGCTTTCCCAAAACCAAATTTAAGAACCAGATTATTAAAAGATATAGTTCAGTATAAACTTTTGATATTATTATCAGGTACACCAACACCTGAAGGATTTTCTCAAATCTATCATCAACTTTATATTTCAATGAATACACCTTTCAAACAATGGGGTAATTTTTATAATTGGGTTAGTGCTGGATTTGTTGAACCTACTGAATTAAGAATTACTGGAAGAACAATAAAAATTTATAAGAATGCAAGAGAAGACAAAATTTTACCTTATGTAAAACCTTTTATGATTACTTTTACACAAAAGCAAGCAGGGTTTAAACAAAAAGCTCCAATGGATATTATTAGACTTGTGCCCGGTAAACCTTCAATACAAAACTTGATTAAGATATTACTTAAAGATAGATATTATAAATGTAGAAAATTTGAAGGTGAGATAATTGCTGATACTGCTGTTGCCTTACAACAGAAAATACATCAATTATCTTCAGGTACAATTATTTGTACACATCCAACAGAAACAGTAACAGTAAAGAAAAAAATAATTGACCCTGAACTAAGAAAAAAAGTAGAAGTTGAAATTGAAGAACCAAAAAAGATTTATAAAATTCTGGATGAATCAAAAGCTGATTTTATTGAAGAAGAGTACAAGGATAAAAAGATTGCAATTTTTTATAAGTATATATCAGAAGGAACTGTTTTAAGGAAAAGATTTAATACAACTGAGGACAACCACGAATTTAATGCTTCAGAAGATTTGGTTTTTATATCTCAATTTAGAAGTGGTTCAAGAGGTATAAACTTAAGTACAGCTGATTTAATAATTGCATACAATATTGATTTCAGTTATGAGATTTATTCTCAATTCAGACAAAGGTTAAGCTCCAAGGATAGAAAAGAACAACCTATAATACATTGGTTGTTTACAGCTTATGGTATGGAAGATAGGATATACTTAAAAGTAATAGAAAAAGAATCATATACATTAACATATTTTAAGGAAGATTATATGAGTACAAAAATAACACAATCAGTATTAAGGGAAGCATTAAGTATTAAGAATGCTATTTATAAACTTACTGTTGAAATTCAGAATATGAATGCAGCAACAGACCTTGAAACACTTAAGTATTGTAAGGAGCAATTTATAAAGACCGGGTTAATTGAAGAAAAAGATTTTGATTCACCTTATGGTAAAGAAAAGAAATGAAAAAGAAATTAAAAATATTAGCTAATGAACATTGGAATTATATAGAAAAATTATTAAAAGCACATAATGAAAATGAGGTTATACTTAAAAAAATTGAGTTTCATTATAAAACTGCTTTTATTCATGGGTGGAAACATTGTAAGGAGAAAAAATAATTGAAAACACAAAGACAAATTAAAAATAAAATTAAAGAAGAAACAAAAAGATTTTTAGAATGCCAAAAAACATCAAAACATTTTCATGTTGATGAAGATAAGCTTATGCAAATGGCATATCAAAGGGAACTAAAATTAAGAACTGGAAAAATTAAAGCTTTAAAATGGGTATTGAATGAATATACTTGAAAGTAAAATTCAATCTGAATACATTAAATATTTAAATGGAAAAGGTTTTAAAGCTGTAAGACATCATCCAACAAGAGCAGGTGAACCTGATACTATATGCTGTATACATGGTAGATATGTTGAAATAGAATTTAAAAAACTTACTGGTATACAATCTGCTTTACAAAAAATATCAAGAAGGTTATGTATAAAAGCTGGAGGTGAGTACTGGATAATAAAAAGCTTAACACAATTACAAAGAAAAATAAACAGGTTAAGTAAAAAACTTTAAAAAGTATTTGCTTATTAAAAATGTATTAAGTATTTTTGTAACTCATAAATAAAAATAATTGGGAGAAAAGACAGATGGAAAAAATTTCTTATGCAGGTAGTAACTGGTTTATTAAAAAAGAAACAAACACCTCTTTAATATTAAGTAAAACCTTCAAAGGGTTTGATTCACCTCTTATAATTACAACAACTCTTGATGATCATTTACTTGATTTACCAACACCTGAAGCACCAAACAAAAAAACTATTTCAAGAACAATGGGAGAACCAATACTAAAAGAATTTGACTTGGAAGCTATAGAAGAATTATCTAAATCATCTGGATATAAAAAAAGAAAAATTAAGTATTCTTAACTAAATTTTTAACAAACAAAAGGAGTATTAAAAAATGGCAAGTCCAATATTAGAAAGACTAAGAAAACAAGCAATGAAAGAACTTAAGGAAGAAAAAGCAGTTGATGGTAAAGCTGAAGCAGCAGAAGAAAAGAAAGCAAAAGCAGCAGCAAAGAAAGCAGCAGCAGAACAGAAGAAGAAAGATGTACTGGAAGCAGCAGCTGAAGCAAAGAAAGAAAAAGCAGCAGCAAAGAAAGCTGGTAAAGGTAAAACTGGAGTTGCGGCAATAAAAGCAGCAGCAAAGAAGACAGCAGAAAAGAAAGCTGGTGCAGGTACTTTAACACTTAAAGCTAAAGAAGCAGCAAAGAAAAAAGCAGCAGTTGCTAAAAATAAAGTTACACCCGGTAAGAAACTTAAAGGAACTGAAGTACAAACTGGTGCTGGTTTTTTCTATACTCAACATCTTACTTCACCTCAAAAAGAAATAAAAGAAAATATAGAAGGTACACCTTACTATATAACAAACCATGGAAGGGTTTATTCCAAAAAGAACAATGGACAATTAAAAGAATGTGTAACATTGATTTATGGAAGAGTACCAATAGCTGATTTAAGAGCTTCAGGTGATAGAGTAAGGTTTAAAATTGCAGATATGATTGCTGAATATTTTACTGCAAAGCAAGCAAAAAGATTTGCTGAATTAAATAATGAATATGTTGTTGGTAAAAAAATAAAAAAGAAATAATACTTAAGAAAAATGAAACAGGTTATTATACTTTTTTATTATAATAACCTGTTTCTATTTATAAAATTTTTTATTATTTTTGTAACTCTAGTTTTAATTAAAAAAAATCAGGAGGACAAATGACTTTACCAGACAAGATGAAAGTAGTGGCGCATGATGGAGAAATAAGAATTAAGCAAAAAGATGGCAAGTATGATTTTATACAAGGGACGGTAGTTCTATTATCAGACGCAATAAAGATAGCACAGGATCACGCAGACGAAGCGGTTAAGGATGAACGGGAAAGAATCATAAGACGGATTGAAACAGTCAGAGATAAATTCCACAAGAAACTTGAAAAAGACGAGATATACGCTTGCAATGAAATTCTTGAACAAATCAAAGGAGCGTGTGATGGATAATATATTTGCATTTTTTGAATGGTTGAATAAAATCACTCAACCAATTCGTGATCTTAAAATGGAATTGACAGGAGGTTTTAAAACATGGCATTAACTAAATCCCTAATTAAACCGCATGATAATATTAAAGGTGTTCAAAGGATTGATTACTTTGATGATCGTTATTATGGTGTATGTTATAAAGAACAATTCAAATTAAAAAAACAAACAAGATATAGAACACTCGAAGCACATTTTCCAAGTGTAACTTCAGTACTTGGTGTATTCCCTAAAGATTTTCTTGCACACTGGAGGGGTGAAGTAGGCAATGCAAGAGCTGATCAAATTCTTGCTGAAGCTAATAAGATGGGAAGCTTTATACATTATGCTGCTGAAGTACTATGCAGAAAAGGAGTTGTAATTTTTAATCCATTATATAATGAACAGTATTCAAAAAAACAAATTGATGCACTTGAAAGAAAACATAAAGAAATTGTTATTGTAAGATTTCAAAAAGAATGGGTACAGATTAGAAGAATTTATATGTTACTTCAGGAACTTAAGTTTGAAATTACTGGACATCATACAGAAACAGAACAAACAGTTTTTTCTGTTAAACATAAGTATGCAGGTACACTTGATTTGCTTTGTGAAATAGGTGCTGGTACTTATCAAATAAATGGAGCTAAACCATTAACACTTGATTATGGTTTATACTTAGGTGATTGGAAAACAGGTAAAGGTATCGGTGAAACTTATTACATGCAGCAAGCAGCATACCTTGAAGCAGTTATTGAAATGACACCTGAATTAGATAAGTATATAAAAGGTTGTTTAATATTTCATACCAATGCAAAAACAAAAGCAGGTATTGAAGGACTTGCAACTAAATTTATTGACCGGAAACAATGCAAAGAATACTTCAGACAATTCTTAGCAGTTTATGAAGTATATAAAATTTCAAATCCAATACCTGAACCAAAAGAATTTACTATGAGTACAATGTTTTACTTAAATTCCCCAGCTGTTGATAAAGCTAAAGCAAGAAAAAAGAGCAGGGGTATAAAATGAAAAATTCATTACCCTGTTTTACAAATTGTATTTCAATGGATGCTAAAGGTTTATGGGCTGGTTGTGATTTTCATATAACACAAGTTACTTATTCAGAAATTTTAAGTATACTAAAGGAGGTGAAGAAGGAAACAAATATTCTTGCACTTGATGTTGAAACTTTTGCACATGAAGATTTAGTAAGTACAAGAGAAGTTTATACTTATTTAAGAAAAAAAGACTTTGAAGCTGAAGGTAAAAAATTTGGTGTTGGTGCAACTAAAACTGTTAATAAAGAATATGATGAAGTACTTAAAGAAGTTGCACTTAATCCAAGATTGAATACTATAAGACTTGTACAAATAAATACAGGTACAGAAATACTTGTTATTGATCTTAAGTATATTAAAAATCCTGAACCTTTATTTAAACAGATAATGAAATTTTCAATTACCGGGCAAAACATTAAGTTTGATATTGAATCTATTAAAGCAAAACATCCATGGTTTGAACCAAAAGAATTATATGATGTTATGATTGGAAATAAGTTTTATAGAGCTTCAAAGATTGCTGGTACGTTTTATAATAACCTCAAAGAAGTTATCAAGTACTGGATGGAAGTAGAGATTGAAAAAGAACATGGTAAAAGTTATTGGGGTGGTATAATTACTGGTGATATGTTTAAGTATTCTTATTATGATGTTTTTTACTTATTAGATATTACTTACAAACAGATTAAAAATATAAATAAAGATTCGATAAATTTAACATATAAGAAACCTTACTTTGATAATTTACTTGATGATAGAGTTGCTATAATTGAAATGAAATTTTTATACCCTTTCATTGAAACTGAATTAAAGGGTATACCAATAAATGTTAATTACTTAAAATCACAAAAAGCAGAACTGGAAAGAAAGGTTAAAAAATTAAGGAAACCTTTTACAAGTATAAATCCTAATTCACCACAACAACTTCAAGACTTTTTATTTAATAAAAAAATATATGTACCTAGTACTGGTAAACCTGTTCTGATGAAATATAGAGAACATAAAATAATAAAACAGTTACTGGACTATAAAAAATTTAATAAAAGGTTGCAGATGGTTACAGATTACATTGGTAAACACATGGAAGAAGATCAAAGAATATATGTAAACTTTAATTCATTTGAAGGAATGGCTGGAAGGATGTCTGCAAGAAATCCAAATTCACAACAGATACCACACGCTATAAAAGATAATTTCTATGCTCCAGTAAGAGGGTATAAATTATGTAAAGCTGATTACCCTTCACTTGAAGCAAGGGTTGCAGGTTGTTATACAAGAGATAAAAGAATAATAGAAATATTTTCACAAACTAAAACTGTTAGTAAATACTTAAGAGATATGCACTATATAACAGCAGGTGCATTTTATGGTAAGCAACCTTGTGATGTAACAGAAGATGAAAGGTATCTTGCAAAACCTGCAAACTTTGGTTTAATGTTTGGTATGGGTATACAAACTTATATTGATTACTGTTATGAAAACTTTGAACTGGAAATTGATGAAGAAGAAAGTAGAAGGCAGCACAAAGTATACTTTGATTTATATCCGGGTATCAAAAAGCTTCATAAAAATAATGGAGCTGCATTAAATAATTATGGGTTTATCACTTGTAAAACTTTACTTGGTAGACAAGTTGTAACTGATATGTACACCAATGCAGCTAATTACCCAATACAAGGAAGTGCAGCAGATATATTTAAGCTTGCTTGTATACTGTTTTATGAAAGGGTGAAGAAGCTTAAACTGGAAGCATGGATTGTGAATTATATACATGATGAAGTAATTGTTGAATCAAAGTCTTCAGATTATAGTAAGGTTAAGCTGATACTCAAGGAATCAATGGAAGCTGCAATAAACTTTACTATAAGAGATTTTGAAACAGAAGTAAATGTTGAAGATATAAAAGTTGCTAAACTAGCAGCATAATTAAAAACTTAAAATAAGGAATATACCAAATGAGTTTAGATAAAGGTGGAAGAGAAGGAGTACAATACCTTAAAGTAACTGATGGTAAGTTAAGAATTAAGTCAAATGAAGAAGATGAACAAGCAGAAAAAAGAGTTACAGAAAGTAAAGATGGAACAAAGCACACTTTTTATGAAAGGAACTTTTCAAAAGTTACAGGGTACATTACAGATATTCGTATTCAAACACATGAAGAATATGGTGATTCATTGATAATTGTTCTTGAAGATGTTGTTGGTGATAAAGAAGAAATTTATCAGCTTCAGATGTCAGATTCTGGTAGGTACTTCCAGATGTTTAGTCAACTGTTACCAAACATTGATTTTAGTTTACCTATAACTTTTCAACCTTATTCATTTACACCTGAAGGTGCTAAGTATGTAAACCAAGGTGTGAAGGTTGTACAAGGTGGTGAAAAGATAAAGAATCATTATAAAACATGGACAGAAAAAAATGGTACTAAACTTAAAAATGGTTTACAGGATTTTGATTTTAGTAAAACAAAAAGTAAAGATCAAAAGAAAATACTTAGAATTCAACTCACTGCATTTTTGAAAAAAGAAATTGATAAGCAGATAAAAAGATTAGCTAAATTTTTTGAAGCACTTGCAGAAGAAGAGTAATAAGAAGTAAATACTTATAAACAAAGGGAAGGGTTAAACAGAAATGTAAGAAGTAACACCTTGTGTTAAACAACCTTCTTCTTGATGTATAGTATAGGTTGATTATACATCTAAACCCTCCCTTTTTAATTTAAGGAGTAATGACAGATGAAAGAATTTATTTTAATGGCAAATCACACAATGTTTTTTGAAGGTACTATGTCTGAACTTACACTTGCACAACTTCAGTTTATTATTAAGGAAGGTAATGTAAGTATATACTATAAAGATGCACCTTTACCAACTAAAGAAGAAATACTTGAAAGTTTAGAAAAGAAAAACTTAATAATTAAACTGGATGAAGAACCTGAAGTTAAAAAAGAAAAGTTTTTTACTTTAGATCAATCATCTGATATATTAAGTGATGAAAATCTTGAAGAAGAATTTGATTGGAGTATGGTCGGAGTAAAGATAAATAAATCTAAATCAGGATTTGAAGGTGTTACATGTGAACAAGCAATAAAAAATATAAACTTAATTTTAAGAGGTATAGAGATATGAATAATATTCTATTTGGTAAAGCTCCAGTTTTAACAAACAATGCAGTACTTAAAAAAATAAGTATTGCACAATTTGTAAAACTATTAAAGACATCAAAGCAGCTCAAAAAAGTTACAGATGATATAAGAAAATGTAAGGATGTTTTAGAAAAGAAAAGACTTAAGAAACAAACACTAGATTATATTTTACCTTTCAATTATAAAAAACTTGTAAGAAACCAAGCAAACTTTATTAGTGCTGAATATATGATTTTTGAAGCTGATGGTGTAACAAACCCGGCAAAAGAATTACTTAAGATTAAGAAAGATTCAAGAATTCTTGTTTCATATATATCAGTATCAAACAATGGTTATAAGTTTATGGTAAAACTTAATGCACCTATAACTAAAGAACATTATTACCGGGCTTATAACTACTTCAAGAATATGTTTAATAATGAATTTGATATTGAACTAGACCCTGCAAATAATGATATGGCAAGAGTACAGTTTTTATGCTATGATACAAAAGTATATTTTAATCCAAAAGCAAAACCTGTTGATGTAAAAGAAATTGTGTACCAGCTGAACCTGATTGATGAAAATTATAAAGGACATTATGAACAAGAATTTTTATATGATATTGATGAAGTACCTAAAGCTATTGATTACATTCATAAGCATGGTTATCATGATCTTGAAGATGAATCTGTATGGTGGCGTTTAAGTATGTCTTTAGCATCCCTTGGTGAAGAAGGAAGGAAACACTTCTTGCATCTTTCTTGTGATCATCCTTTATACCCAAAAGATACTAAAGTAAGAATGAATAAAAAGTTTGATCATCTACTTCAACAGCATGGAAGGTATCATGATGAAAATAGAGTTTTAAGTATAAACTCTTTCTTTCATATTGCCAAAACAAAATTCAACTATAGAATTAAACAATCATCTAAAAGAGCAATAGAACTTTTACTTGCAAATGAATTTTATGAACAGTATAAGGATTTACTTATATATGATCATTCAAAGATGTCTTCAGGAAAATTATATTCTTGGTACATCTGGAATAATAAAACTTATGTTGCTGCTGATAGAGGTGAAGTATCAAATTTATATATTCAATTTCTGGAGAAAAAGAAAAAAGAAGTTATTGCTTCAGGTGGTGGTGAAGATGATGATACTTATGGAGTACTTACTTTATCAAATATATCAAGAGCTGAAACAAAAAGGTATAGAGATTTAACTTTAGATTGGGCAAGCACTAAACCAAACTTTGCAATTAAACCTGATGAACTTGACATGAATTTAGATTTGTTCAATACTGAAAGTGGAATACTTAATTTTATAACCGGTAATATACTTAAGCATGATCAAGGTTTTAGAATGACAAAAATTTCACCTGTTAAGTATATTAAAAAATCAAAATGCCATGCTTGGGAAGCTTTTCTTGATAAATTATTTTTTAGTAATAGTAACATCATAAATTATATACAAGAAGCTGTTGGTTATAGTTTGACCGGGAACATATCAGAACAATGTTTATTTTTCTTATATGGTACAGGTGCAAATGGTAAGAGTACTTTCTTAGAAGCAATAAAACATATTGCTGGTGATTATGCAACACATGCTAATTATGAAACCTTTACAGCTAATCAAAAAGACGGTTCAAATCATTCTGAAGATGTGGTAAGGTTAAGAGGTGCAAGAATGGTTACAACTTCTGAAATCAATACCAATAAAAGTATCAATGAATCTTTAATTAAATCAATGACTGGAGGTGATAAAATAACTGCAAGAGCTTTGCATAGTTCTTCAATTGAATTTACACCTAATTTTAAAATCTGGATTGCCGGGAATCATAAGCCAAAACTTAATAATTTTGATATAGGTATTAGAAGAAGATTTCATATAATACCATTTAACTATAGATTTAGGCAAGATGAAATAAGACCGCAATCAGAAATACTTAATGAATTTGAAGCTGAAGATTCTGGAATACTTTCATGGTGTATTAAAGGTGCTGAAAGATGGTACAGAAGAGGTAAGTTATCAATCCCTATAGAAGTTGAAGAAGAAACACAAAAGTATTTTAAAGAGTCTAATATTATAGAACAGTTCCTTGATGATCTTTGTGTTTTAAGTCCAGCTGAAAAATGCCCGGCTTTAGATTTGTTCAATGAATATTTTAAGTATTCAAATGAAAACCATGAACAACCAATGGGTAGAAATAAATTTTATGGAAGACTTGAAGAGCTTGGATTTACAAGAAGTAGAGATTCAGCAGCAGGTAAACAGATTGTTAATGGTATGAATTTGAAAGTAGAAGAAAAACTTAAAGATAAAAAACATAGTAATTTAATTTAAGAGGTTTTGTAATGACTATAGATTTAAAAGCAGATACTAAAAAATTGAAGAAAGAACTTATGAAGACTCAAAAAATACTTATGAAGACTCAAAAAATACTTATGAAAAATAAAAACTTAAAAGAATGTAAATCATGTGGTATGCTAATTGATAAAGCTTGTAGAAAATGCCCGGCATGTGGAAGAAAATTTATGGGATGCTTTTCTTACTTCATCATAGCATGTACTATTATTGTTGTACTTAGTTACATGATAATAAAATTGGGAGGTGCTTAAATGACAGAAATAATTTTACACCAAAAACCAATACTTAAAAAAGTTTTAATCAAGGATGCAAAGAATAAAATTAAAATACTTACTGGTAATAAGTTTATACATATTTACCCGGATATGAGTATTGTTCTTAATGATACTTATACTGTTGATGAACTTTTAAGTATATCACAAATAGTACATGAACTTAAAAAAGAAATTGAAGGAGCTTAAGAAATGATTATAAAAAAATTACTTAATGCACTTTGTAATGGTTTAAGAAAGGATTTAGAATTAAGTACTGAAGAGTATGAAAGAATTTTTGTTGAAAGGTATGAATTATTATGGTATTGTAAAGCTCCAGAAGTAAACAGAAAAACTTTATTATATCAAGAGCTTAGTTTATCTTTGTCTTTTGCCAAGCTGCAACTTGATTTAAGTAAAAGCTTGTACTGGTATTTTAGGAAGCTAAATAATTTGTATGGTGTATATAACTTTTTAAAGGGTGCTGGATTTAAAAAATGGAAAAGCTTTAAGATGATATTTAAATTAAAAAAGATGTCTGAAGATTTAGAAAAATTTGACAGTACAAAAAGAATTTTAAATTATCACCCCGGTTTAATGAAAGACTTAAAAAAGCTTGGTGTGAAAGAAACAATACAAGCATTAAATAAATTGGACTCTTAAAACATTAAGTATTTAACCTATGTTTTAAGTCCTAAGTATATTTCATGCCTGATTAAAGCATTTTTTGAAGGTCTAATGTATGTGTCTATCAATTCCTTGCATAAATAAAGTTAAGAATTTACTTAAAAAACAAAGGTTTTGAAGTTGTTGGAAAATAGTTTGGAAAATTAAGTAAAAACTTTTGCAAATTCCCAGATTTATGCCTAATATGTTAATAAAAAAAGGAAACCTAAAATGACAAACTCAAAACACACCTGCAAGAAACACAACACAGTAAAAACTTATTGCAAAAGTCCTATACAAGATAAAGATGGTTATACTTGTTTTGAATGCCTTGAAGAAAGACTAATTAAAAATTCAAAATTAACAGGTTACAACACAAACCAGTTTGTAAAAGCAGAACATGTTTTTATAGAAGGTCAAGGAACTTTTTATTTCACTGAAGAAATTGCTCGTAATGAAAACACAAAAACAGGTAATGAGATTGGTTTATATATAGAAGAAATTTTACACGAAGGTACTACACTGTATAAAGAATTAAATAAAAACGTTTGGGATTAAGTAAATAAAAAATAATTAAAAAACTAGGAGCTGCTAAAATGAAAATTGAAAACACAAAAATGAAAACTTTCTTAAGTAAAAACGGTATTGTAGCAACACCTAAATTTTTAGCGACTGGAAGTATTAAAGGTTGCTGGAGGTTGTATAATAATAAAGTTGAGTGGTTTGATAATACAGAACTTCAAGAAAAATTAACTGCTCTTGGTTTTACTTATTATGATGGTAGACCTTTAAATAATTTTTCTGGTAATGGTGGTAGGTTTTGCGTATTTGTAAGACATGAAGAATTAACACAAAAATTTGTTTACAATAATTAACCGGAAATAATAAAATGGCAATTTACAAAAACTTATCAGATGAAGACAAAAAAGAAAGGGACAACTTGGTAGAACAGATTCAAGAATTATACCCTTCAGTATATAACAAAGAAGCACAATTTGAAGAATTTTGTGATATGGATAATTCAATATTGAAATCTGAACTTGAATTTTTAACTTACAGCTCCAATAAAAAAGCTGGTACAAGTTCAACTGTAAAATTCAATGAGTTGCAGAAAGCAGTACAGGAAGAAGAAGATAAAGCATCTAAATCTTGTGTTGATATTGCTTATGAAATACTTAATACTAAAAATGAAGCTTACAAAGAAGATTGTAAAATTGAACAGGTTAAAAGACAAAAAGAAAAAGCTATTCTTTGTGATGTTTCTCTTGCACTTATGGCAGGTGAAAATAATGCTTATGATACAACTAAAGAAAATACTGAACTTGCTGTTGATTCAGAAGAATATTATGAAAATGCACTTGGAAGTATTTCTTCAACAGAACAAGTTACAGATGGTGAATATAAAAAAGAAGTTATTGCATGGTTTGAAAAACACAATCATATTATTTAAGTAAAAAACCGGGAAGGTTAAAATGACACCTGAAAAATTAAGAGATATTGCAGCACAATTTTTTTACAACAGTGATAGAATGTATGTTTATCATTCAGCTTTAATAAAGATGTCTAAAACAGAAATGATTGATCTTATTGAAGCACTAAACCAGTTAAGGGGTAATTTCAAAAGCTCAACTTATGAAGTACTGGATGAACTGAAGAAAGCACAAACAATTGCAACATCTGATAAAAGATATAAAGATTGGTGTAATAATAACCCACATTATTTAGGTGAAAATCAGGATGAAAGTTTTTTAATTAAGAAAAAACTTATATTAAAAGTTTCTGTTACCTTGGAAGATATGAATTATGAAACTGAACCTGTACAGTTTCAGCACTTTGAAGAACCTAGTAAAGTTACTTATGTATCAAGAGATCAAAGTTTTTATATATCTTTACCGGGTGGTGATGATAGAGAAGTTTATAGTGTATCTGATGCTGCTTGTATACTGGTTGAAGAAGGTTTTACAGTAGTAAAGAAAACTGAATTTGTTAATGACAAAAAGAAAATACCTTACAACATTGAATTTGATATAAAAGATATTGCAGAATTAAAACAGCATGATATAAATGATGAATATGTTAAAGATTTTTATAATAAGTATATAAGTAAACCTTTTACAGCTGATCAATTAAATGATTTTATTAAAGATTTTTTTGCAAGAAAAACAATTAAGGGATACTTAAATGAAAAATCTAACTAACTTAACAGAAATGGAAAAACTTATTACTAAGGATGCACTTAAAAAATATGATGCGGCATCTAAAGTAATTTTTGATGATCTTGAAATTGAGGGTTTTGAAATAAAGCAGGTGGAAGATTTTTTTAAGCAAAGATTACAGCTCTTGTTTGAATCTAATGAACTGCATGGTGAAGTAGTATCTTCTGGTAATGTATTCCAGCTGCAAGCAGAAGCAAAGAATCTTATTAAAGATGTGAACAGTAAAAGAAATAGCTTAAGGGAAGTACTAGAAACTTTACAGGTTGATTTTGAACCTCTAGTAATACATACTAGTGTAAAAAATAAGCAGTTGATACAGGTAGTAAAAATTGAAATTGATTATAGCGGTATATTTTATATAGCTTATGGTACAGAAGTTTCAAATTTAAAATTTCAAGATGTTGATGATTGTGTTGATTGGTTAATAGAAAATAGATATGATGGTATTATTGAAGTAATAGATAGTAAGTAGACACTTATAAATAATGGGAGTAAGTAAAATGAAAAAATACTGGAGTAACTTAGAAAAAATTGCAGATGATATTTATGGAGGTGCAGGTAAAAAACATTGGAACACTTTATTAAGGATGTCAAAGCTTCACATGTTTGATTTGATTGATATTTACTACAGAACATACAATGTTAATAAAGGTAATACTGAACACTATAAGCAAGCAGCTAGAAAGATAAGAAGAGTTTTACAAAATGCTTTAACAGCTCGAAACTTCTCAAATAAAATGAGTAGTTCAGAATTTTAATACTTAATAATTGGGAGTGAAAATAATGTCAAAATTTAAAGTAACATTAACAAATGAAAATGATGAAGTAATTGCTGATTGTTGGATTGCTGATACAGAAGCAGAAATTGCTAAACTGGAAATTGATGATAATGAAACTGTTTTTCATTATGAAGAATCAAAGACTATATTAAATTATACTACTGATAACTTTTTAATGAATGAAATTAAAATACTTAAAGAGAAACATAAAAAAGAAGAAGAACCAGAAGCGTTAAATACTTATACACCTATTTATGCTATTGCAAAAGTAATACAAGCTGATTGGAAAAATATTAACTATGCAGCTAAACCTTATTTAAATGCCATGCTTCAGATAACAAATATAAATAATACTTACTTTGCAGATTCAGGTAAATCTGTTGTACTTTATTTCCTTGCTAATGCTCAAACTTGGAAGGGTGAAACAGCAAGAGAAGTTAAATCTTTACTTAAAAAAATTGCAGGTGTAAAATAATGAAAACTAAAAAATCAAAAAGTAAATTCAAAGTGTATTATCAAGATGGAGCTGAATTTTATGATGCAGAAACTAATAGTATAATTGCGTCTTATCCTGAATATGTTGATGATGATTTTGATGTTGCTGGTGGTATTGCAGCTGAAGAACGATTTTTAAATGATCATCCACAATACAAACAAAGTACAGTATTTAATAATAATGGAGGTGCTTAAAATGGCAGCAGTACCAACTACTATAAAAGAAACAATTAAAAACATTGAAGATATGAATTGTACACTAGAAGGAACTTACCCTTTAATGGAAGCAAGAGATAATTTATATGAACTTGCAAAGTATATTGAACTTATTACAGGTCAACTTAATAAAGCTTTTGATGATTTGAATAAAAATAACCTCCAGCTGGTTAAGCTGAATAATTCATTAAGTTTGAATGCAAGACTTACAGAAAAACTTAATTCTGAAAAATACTTTATTGTCAATAATCAGAAATTTAATTGTGATGATTTATATGTTTATCAGAATGGATTAAGAACAAGAAAGATATGCTGCTATGAAAAACTTAAACCTCCAGCAGTACCCAGTACACATACACTTGGAAAAAATGTTATAGTTTGTGAATTTGATTCTGAAACTTTTGGTTATGATTTAACAGCAGCAAAAAAAGATGATACTTTTGAATATATAATAAAATGGTTATAAACTAAACTTAAGGAAAAAACAAAATGAAAACTTTATTACTTAACATCTGGACTTATTTTTTATTAGCTGTATTCACTGTAAAGAACTTAGTTAAAAACTTATTTGTATTTATTTATAATTACAAATTTTTTGCAAAGAAAAAAGTAGCGAAACCAGAAAAGGGTAGCTGGAGAAAAAAGAGATATAAAGTAAAATTTAAAACTCTTAAGTATACTGGTTTAACTTATCCTTTATCTAAATGCTTCAAGAAAGGTTATGGATTAAAAGGTATTGAAGCTAAAACCGGAATAGCTATACAAACCTTAAAAGATTATAGAAATGAATTACTTGAACCTTTGAAGATGAAACTGGTAAGTAAGAAATTAGCAAGAAGTTTTTATGGTACTAATGCAAAAGAAGCTGCACCTGATTGTAAATATTCTCTTGCTGGACAAATCAGATAATTAAAAATTTTGGAGTTAATGAAATGGATAAGTGCAAAGAATTCTTAAAACATAAAAGTAAATTCTGGTTTATTGAAAAATATTTTCCTAATAAAATGATACTGCTGGAAGAATTAGCTAAAGAAAATAAAGAACCTCAATTATTAAATGAATTAAATGATATTTGGTTTAAGTTACCTGATAGTTTTAATATTATAAATATGCCTGAAGGATGGAGTGAATTTTTAAGTATTTTAGAATCTTAAAGGAGGTGTTATAATGGCACATAGTTATAAAGATTTAGATTTATATAAGCAGCATGTAAAAGATTATGTTGAAAGAGTAGTTGAAGAATTTAATAAGTATGTTGAAAAAACTATTGTTCCAGATATAAATACACTTGCTTATAATACACTTATAGAAATATCTTTTCACCAAGGAACTAAAGTTTCTGTTATAGGTGAAGTAATAAAAAAAGAACTTGTACTGGAGCAAATATAATGAATAATAAAAAAGCAAAAGTTATATCTGAAATGAATATACCCGGACATAAAAGAATAGCTCTTTATGAATCATTAGTTAAACCTGATTTGTTTGTTGTAACAACAATCTGTACAATTAAGTATGAAGTAGATTCTGAAGAAGGTTTTCAAGATGATCTTGATGCGGCTATTATGAAATATATCGAATTAACTACACCTACTAATGGTAGTTAATTATTTCATATAAAATCTTTCCTCCTTACCTTTCACATAAAACCCTTGGTAAACATAAATTATTATCAGGGGTTCTTTCCTTGTTTTGTAAAAACTAAAATACTTAAAATGTGTTAAAACTGGACTTTGAATATACTTCAAGCTTTATTTAAGTATTTCAGGATAGTTTCGAAACAGATCAAAAATAAAGCTTTTATCAAAAAGTGTATAGTAAATAGTACAAACTTTTTAGCCTATTTTACCCCCCTATAGTTACTGGTTATGGAATTGTATATATATAATATGACAGGTAGTAAGATAAGGGGGTATAAAAAGTGCAAAAAGTCTGAAGGTTTTAAGGTGTTTTTTGGTTGATTATAGTTTATATTTTGCGTATGAAATTAAAAACTTATAGAGATTCTATTTAATGGCAGCTACAAAAAGAAAAGATAACTTTGATTATAAGAAGCTTAACCTGAAACAGATTGAAAAGCTTGCTTATGCTGGATGGGATGTAAAAGACATATCAGAATTTTTCGGTATTTCTGTACAACAGTTTACAAATGTTGTTATGGAAAATAAATATGGTATAGGTGATGCTTATAATAGAGGTACTGATGATTCAGTAAGAAGAGCTGAAAGAGCTTTGTTTGAAAAAGCTGTTGGTTACGAACACCCTGAAGTAAAAGTATTTGCACATAAAACAGGTAAAGCAGAACTTGGTACTGAAGAAATTGTTGTTACAAAAGTTGATACTATCAAACACTACTCACCAGATACACCTGCTTTAATATTTTACTTAACTAACAAGAAAAGACACGAATGGAAACATAGATTTGAAATTGAAAATCTTGCGCCCGGTAACATCTTACCAGATATGTCAAATTTTAAATTCAATGATTTACTTCAGCTTGTTAATGGTGGTGTTAATGGTGGTGTACCAGTTAAAGAAAGTAAAATTAAAAAAAATAAAAAGAAAAAACTTGTAGCTGCAACTAAAAGAACTAATAATGGTAAGAAGTAATGAACTTAAGTAATTACTATAATGATACTGGTTCAGGTTATAAAGAGCGGTACACCCGGCAAGCAATAATTATTGCAGCATCTTGTGAGATTGCAAGAAGATCATTTTGGGAGTATTGCAAGTTAAGACATCCTAAGTTTTATATAGAAGGTAGGCACTACTTAAAAAATCTATGTAACACCCTACAATCTTTTTACTTAAATGAGTTAATAAACCCTAATACACTTAAAGCATATGATAAGTTAATACTTAATGCACCTCCAAGACATGGTAAGACATTAACTCTTACTTGTTTGGTTGAATGGATGCTTGGTAAAGATAACATTGAAAGGTTTATATGCGGTTGCTACAATGAAAACTTATCGGTAAGGTTTGGAAGAAAGATAAGAGATAGTGTACAGGAACAGAAGTTTAGTAATAACACTAATGAAATGCAGCAAGGGCAAGACATATATAAAACATTAGTTTACTCTGATATATTCCCTGATACAGTTATAAAGAAAGGTGATGCTTCAAGTTTAGTATGGAGTTTATACGGTCAATACTTTAATTTTCTTAGTACAAGTCCGGGTGGTACTGTAACTGGTGTTGGTTGCTCTATTGGTATACTTGATGATCTTGTTAAGAACAAAGAAGAAGCTTATTCTGATTTACACCTTGATAAAACTTGGGATTGGTATACAGATACTTTTTTAAGTAGATTAGAAGAAGGAGCTAAACAAATTATAGGTGCTACAAGATGGTGTAAAGGTGATGTGCCCGGTAGAATACTTGAATCTGATGAAGCTGCTGATTGGTATCATATAAGTTTAAAAGCTTATGATGAAAAGAGAAAACCTCAAATGTTATGTAATGAAATCTTAAGTAAAAAATCATTAGATGATAAAAAGCTTTATATGAGTCCAGAAATTGTTGAAGCAAATTATAACCAGCAGCCTATTGATATTGAAGGAATATTATATAAAAACTTAAAGACTTATAAAAAACTTCCAATGGATGATAAGGGTAATGTGTTATTTAACCAGATAAGAAACTATACAGATACAGCTGATGAAGGAAGTGATTACTTATGTTCTATATGTTACGGTGTTTACAATGGGTATGCTTATATACTTGATGTGCTGTATACTAAAGAAGGTATGGAGATAACAGAACCAGCAACTGCTGAAATGCTTGATGATAATGATGTTAAAAGAGCTGTTATAGAATCTAATAATGGTGGAAGAGGTTTTGCAAGAAATGTACAAAGGGAATTAAAAGCTATAGATAACAGTAGTACAATTGTTAAGTGGTTCTACCAAAAGAAAAATAAGAAGGGTAGAATCTTAGGTAATTCAAGTATAGTAATGAATAAGGTTTTATTTCCTGAAGGATGGGAACACATGCTACCAGTATTTTATAAAGATACTATAAATTATATGAAGGAAGGTAAAAATAAAAATGATGATGCACAAGATACACTATCAGGTATTGCTGAAGACATATCAAAGAAATCAATGGACTTTGGGTAATTAAATAAATACTTAATAATAAATAAGAGGTTTAGCAATGACTAAAGCAGATCGAATACCAGAAATATTAGAATGTAATAATGCTTGGACAGCAACAGAACTAAAAGAAATGAGTGCAGCAGAAGTTGAAGACATACATGATAGGGTATGTCATACCAGTAATGAACCAGTTGCAACAGCACTTGATACACTTAAAACAAGAGTTGCAAAGTTGGAAGAAAAAAATGCTGCTGGTATAATTGCAGTAGGTAGGGATTTAGTTAAACATGCAAAAGGAATGATGTAAAAACTTAATAACAAGGAAACAGGAACTAATACCATGCTATTACAAAAAGGTAATGAATCTGATAAGATCATATCTAACATGTACACAAAAGAGTTTGTAAGAACTAAAATTTCAAAAGCTTTTGTAAGTGATCAAATAGAAAAAGATGTTGCTTCAACAAAGAAGAAGAAAATGAAAGCAGGTGTTGCTTATTATAATGAACAGCAGAAAATACTTAAAGCTAAAGCAAATGTTGTTGATATAGGTGGACAAGCACAAACCATTGTTGGTAAATCTAATTTTAAACCCGTTCATAACTTCCATACATTGTTAGTTGATCAAAAGAAAGATTATCTGCTTGGTAATAAAGTTAAAATAACTTTTGAAGAAGGTGTATCAGAAGATAAGCAAAAACTTATTCTTGATATGTTGACTATAGAGTTTAATGAGAACTTGCAGCAAATGGTTGTAGGTGCAAGTAATAAATCTGAAGAATGGGCACACTACTTTATAAATGAAAAAGGTAAATTTGATTGGGTAGTAATACCAGCTGAACAAGTTATACCTTTTTATGATGGTAAGTATGATAGAAAGCTTGTTACCATTATAAGATATTATAATGTTGATGTAACTAATGTTGAAACGAATAAGACAACACAAATTAAAAGAGCTGAAGTATGGACACCTGAAGATGTTACTTACTACATACAAACTTCAGGTAATACCTTTGAACTTGATAAAGATGAACCTGTTAATCCAAGACCGCATGTAATACTAGGTGATTTCTTAGAAGATGAAGAAAGAAAACAATTAAATACTGATGAAGTATTTACTTGGGAAGATGTACCTTTTTTACCTATATATAATAACACTGCTAAGAAAACAGATTTGCAGCCTATTAAATCTTTAATTGATTTATATGATGAACTGATTGCAACAGGTGCTAATACTATCATTGATCTTCAAGAAGCTATATGGGAAGTAAAAGGTTATGAAGGTGATAAGATTGAAGAGCTTGCACAAAAACTTAAGCAGTTTAAAGTTGTTAATTTATCTGCTGAAGATAGAGCTGGTATTAAAGGACATCAATTAGATATACCTTGGGAAGCAAGAAAAGATTTAATTGAAAAAACAAAAGATTCTATCTATGAACAAGGAAGGGGTGTAAATATTTATAGTGATAATTTTAAATCAGACCCTTCTGGAGTTGCTCTTAAAGCTTTATACTATCCATTAGATATAAAGTGTAATGCCATGGAAACAAGTATAAGAAAATTTATTGATTCTTTATTATTAGCTGTTGAAAAGTGGTTACAACAAACAGGTGAAGATAAAGAAACAGTAATTGATAAGATAACTTATAAAATAGATAGATCAATGTTAATCAATGATGCAGAAGTTGCTGATATAGCACAAAAATCTAAAGGTATTATATCTGATGAAACTATATGGGAAAATCACCCATTTGTAAAAGATACAGCTAAAGAAAAATTAAGAATGGAAGAACAAAAAGCAAATGAATTTGGGAATACTGATTTTGAATGAAAAAACTTTTATACATATTAACTATGATGGTGTTACTGATGCCCGGATATAACACTATAAATAAAAACTTAATTGCAAAGATGGGTGAAAGTGTTCATAAGTATGATAATCTTTTACTTAACTATAAAGATAATCTGGTTCAAGCATATCAGAATTCTTTATTAAGTATAAATGTTGATCTTGCTAAGATGTACGCAGTTATGGGTGCTGATGTATCACTTGCTAGTGCTAATAAGTTTGATAGGTTGAATAAGTTGTTCAGTAACATTACCAAGGAGTTAAGAGGTTTAGGGGTTAAGGAAACTGATATAATAGGAAGGGGTATAACAAATTCTTTTTCAGATTCTTATTATCATGGTTCTTATGCTTATGAAAATTCCTTTAATGCAGCTATGGGTTTTACTGCACTCAATAAAGATGCAATACAAGCAAGCTTGGTTAATCCATTAAGTAAAATTAAATGGCAAGATTCAGTAAAGGATAATATAAAAGTACTTAACAACCAAGTAAGGAGTACTATTACTGAAGGTCTTATTCAAGGACATGGATATAAGAAGACAGCAAGAATAGTTGCTAAGACAATACTTAACTTTCAAAATCCTAATGATATTAAAGGAGCTGCAACTAAAGCTTTTAGAATTGTTTCAACTGAAACACATAGGGCTTTTAATCTTGGTGCTGATACATCCTTTAACCAAGCAAAAAAGAATGCAGATAAGTTTGGTTTAGATAAATTCAATAAAAAATGGACAGCAAGTTTAGATTTAAAAACCCGGTCTTCACATCAAGGTGCTGATGGAGCTAAAGCTGATAAAGATGGTATCTTTCATTTGTTTGGTGCTGAATTTGAATCACCCGGCAATAGTGGTATAGCTGAACAGGATATAAATTGTAGATGCTCTTACTTTGTACAAATGGGTGAAGTAAAGAATAAAAAAAGATTTGATAACATAAGTAAAAAACCAACAGCAAATGTTTCCTACTGTTCATGGTTTGCAAAGAAGTTTGGAGCAGCTGCACCCGGATGTAAAAAAACATCTTTACCTGTTAAGAAGATAGGTAAGTTTAAAAAAACAAAAACAGGTACACCAGTTAAGAGTTTGGGTAAAAAGGTTAAGACAACACAATCAGTTGTTGATACACTTAAAAAAGATTACCCTTCACTTAAAGTAACTGGTGGTAATACTGGTACTGGTGTTACTGAACATGTTGCACCTAAGAAGAAGACTATTATACCAAGTAACAGTTTACAGAAGACCAAGAGTACAAAAGTATTAACTGAAGAACAGTTTAAAGAAAATTATTATATACATAGTAAAGAGTTCGATTATAATGTTGATATACCTTCACATGTAAAAAATAATTATAGTAATTGGAAGGTGAAGGAACTTATTCCAATAAGGTCTTATACTCAATCAGGGTATAGAGTGAATAGAAGGCTAGCAGTAGATAAAGTTAATTTAACAGCTGAAGATATTGCATTTACTCAAAACCTGAACAGTTCTTTACTTAAATTAGATTCATATCAAGGTGCAACAGTAAGAGTTATACCAAAAAGTGGTGTAAACTTAAGTAATTACCAAGCAGGTTCTACTATTGAATGGGAAGCTTTTACTTCAAGTGGAAGACCGGGTTCAGTATTTTTACAAGACCAAAAAAGTAGGTACAAGGTAGCCTTTCATTTAAATGGTAAAACAGGTAGAAATGTTGAAGGAATATCTTATTACCCAAGAGAAAAAGAAGTTATGTTTGGCACTAATACTAAATGGTATGTTGAAAGGGTAGAAGAATTATCAGATGGGCATATTGATATATACTTAAGTGAGGTTTTATAATGGGAAGTATTTTATATTGGGATGATCAAAAAATTCAAGAGCAAAAAAACTTAATTGAAAAAAATATAAATAAAGCAAAGGAGGTTGCAACAAAGGAAGAGGAAGATAAATTTATTGATAAAATGTCTTCTTCAGAACCAGCAATTGTTATAGATAGACAAAATAAAAAAGGGGTGCAAATTGAAAGCACTTAAAATAAATCAATCTAATGGTGGTGGATTGCACTAAAAAAACTAATAGAAAAAAGGAGTAACACATTATGAATTATTTAGAAAAACTTAAGGCATTACTTACACCTGATCAATACAAGAAAGTTACAGATGATCTTGGTGAAAAAACTTTGTTTGTTAATGATGGTAAAAATTATATTGCCATTGATAAGTTCAATACTAAAAATAAAGAACTTGAAACTGCAAACAATCAGATCACTGAATTGAAAAAAAATATTAGTGATACTGAAA